CCCGTTTTGCCCGCCATTGATAATCTGCGTGACGCGCGCCAGGTCGCCGGAGTAAAGCAAACAACCGCTGGTGGCATAAAACCACGCTGCCGAACGTGCCGCGTTGCGATCCTGCTCCAGCAGTTCGGGGCTGGTAACCAGATCGAGTTTCAGCGCGGTACCGCATTTTGTATAATTTGCCTGCCCGGTGATCTGAATCAGACCGCGACCGCGATATTTCCAGCCGTCACCGGGTGCGTTGTTCCCCAGGCGTTTGCTGTACACCAGATTGGCAATGGCGCGCTGGCGCTCCAGTGGCAGCACCTTTTCATACGAGCGGCGGCCCAGTGCGTTTGCCTGATCCTGAGTAAGCCGCCCGGCGCGAACGAAATCCGCCAGGCCTGCCACGCTGTAATTCATGCTCTCCACCAGCCGGGAGAAACTAACGGACTCGTGCCCGGTCTGGGCGATAAACATCGCCTTGTCAGTCGGTGCGGTGATGCCGAATTCTTTCATGGCCGCATCGATGTGCGGAAACCAGCGCGCAGCTAATCCGGCGCTTATACCAGCCGCCTGCTGAAATTGTGATTGTTTCATTCCGGCCTCAGTACATGGAAGATGCGCGCGACGTTGCCCCGGGCGCGGAACACGGCAGCGCAGATGATTAAGTTGATGGCGACCGTTGCCCAGTGGGTATGCAGGTAGGAGTCAAACAAATACCGGAACGGCACCGACGCGTACGCCAGAATTATCAGGTATGCCAGCCATGACGCCCACGGGTTATGTCGCCCGCCTGGCTTACGGAACATCATCAGGCGCAGAACAATGGCGGCACAGGCCACTACGTTGGTCAGCACCAGCGGATCGTTAGTTACCATTGGTTCCCCCTCTCCAGCGTGCCAGCAGCTTTAGCGGGTCCTGTTCACTAAAAAACGTCAGCGTCTTGATGGCCACGGCAGACAAGATCACCGCGCCGAGCGCATCCAGCGGCTTATCCGCATAGCCGGTTATGCTCGCCAGCCACGAACCCACCAGCCCGGAGCCATAGACACCTGCGAAATACGACACGACGAAATACGCGGAGCGGCGAAAAATCGTCAGGTCGGCGGCCGTAGCCACGTAGAAAACAGCACCGGCAAATGCGCCGAACACAACGCCGTAATCAGTGCCGGTCAGCAGCCCATAAATGCTGGCGCCGGTCAGCGCGCTGCCGGCGGCTGCGGTACCGGAAAAAGGTTCGGACATTACGCCCCCTCTTGTGTGTGAGTCCTCTCAGGAATGAGGGGAAATAAAAAAGGCCCGTCGAAGTGGGCCTGAATTTTTACAAATTATAAAAAGTAAGATGGTCTGATGGCTCTGTCCGAAGATATATCCGATAATGTTAAACAAATGGAGACAAAGAGATCCAGATCCGGTCGTTTCTTATAAAAGAGGCATAATAGCTACCTATGGAAATCATGTTAGTTATCGGCCTGCTTCTGGCTTTTGCAGCATTATTCACACTGGCGACTATAAATGCATCATTTCCCAGACAAAAAAACTACCGAACCGCTGCAGCTCCGGTGATAAAGTTACTGACATCAGAAATGCATTTGGTCTCTGCTGGAGAATATCCATTCAGTTTAATTACAGAGGCTGAAATATATGAGCTTTACCCGTATCTGAACGAAAAACAGCAAATACTCTTAACAGAAGCCTATGATCTCTATACCGAGGCTCTGACATCTACTGCAAATATACGACACAGAGGTGAAGAGCATCCCTCCTCAATGATTGATTTCCCCAAAGGGTTTATAATTACAAATCCGCAGGAAGTCCTGAAAAAGATGGAGCCTTTGCGCCAGGTTCTCGCAGGAGAATGGGGGGTGTTCCTTTAAATATGTAGCACTGGCGCGGCACTGATTCAGGCGTAAGTGGTTCTCTCCAGGTAAATTGTAGATAAAAAAAAGACCTGCTCGGACGAACAGGTCATATCAGGTAGAACATCTCTCGACGGTGCCGGGTGCCTCCCGGTGAAACGCTGACTGGATACAACGCTTCGCACGCTTAAGCAATTACAGCTTATCCAGTAATGCCCCTCCGCACAGGGGGATTCACCATCAGATATTTTTATTTTTAGTGACTATCAAGGAATTCACTTTAATCGTAGTGTCCGCTTCGATGATTTCAACCCTTTCAGTTCTGATTTAACCACTCTGTAATCACGCTCACAAAACTAGCTGGAAACCTGAAACTTATTTAATAACATTTTTTCACAGGCACCTTCGGGTGCCTTTTCTCCGGGCGCAAAAAAACCCGTTCAGAGACAGGTTAATTTTGTGCAGGCGCTATATCCCACGATTAGAAGCTTACAGGACAACTTCGGACAAAATCAAGTCCTGCGTGCCGAAATAGCTAAATATTGTCTTTATCATCACGAAAATCGGTGGCATGCTGAAACGCCCTGTCCGCCTGTCTTTCACCTTTCTGGCAGATATCCACCAGCATCTCGTAAAAAGGCTTCCAGTTTCGGGTCCAAGTCCTGACGTGCAGATCGGGCACTTGTTTAATGATCGCTTTATACGCTGCTGTAGACGGTACCGACGAATATCCGTTGCCTCCGCAACGTTCACACGTCTTGTACACCGGCGCGCCATGTTCCTGGGTAGCTTTGCGATCGAGCACTTCGCCCTTCCCCCCGCACCGACAGCGGGCGCTGATTACTCCCTTCCCTTCACATGCATCACAAATGGCTGGCACTATTTCAGTTATCTCTGTCCATTTCTCCCAGTCCGACGGACGAACGGCGCGGGAGCGATTTGCCCAGTATGGCGCTTTTCCCCACGGGTAAGATACCTTGCGTGTGGTCTGGGTCCGGGTGGCGCGTCCGGTACCGTTGCAGGTGATGCAGGTGCAGCTGGTAGCCGCAGAACGCGAATACTCCGCGAACGCATATTGCGCCAGCAACAGCATGCAGGTACCAAATTGATCACCGGCTGCTTTGCGGACGTTTTTCGGGGCAACATCCATCGCGTGACGCGCCAGCGCCTGAACTGCCAGCTGTGCGTCTGTTTTACTGATCCCGGCTTTCCCGAAGAATGCCGCAAGCCCGAACCGCGCCCGGCTGCTGGTGGTACCGATAGCCGCCATTACGTCAGTACCAGTGATCCGCTCGGGTGAGGTTCCTTTCACGCTGTCGTTGATATGCATTCCCTGAGGTGAAAAGTGCTTCAGTGCTGCTTCAAGTTTCATTACTCACACTCCCCAACCAGATTAATAATCACCGCGGCACCGTCATCTTCCATGTATTCGCCCTTCCCGCTTTCCAGGAACCAGTGACACACTTCTACGGCTTCAGCGCGCGTTACCAGCGGGATGGTTGCCAGCAATTTGTCCAGATAAAACTCGCGGTCATATACAGATCGATGATGCTCGGAATAACCAAATTCATAGCCAAGCTCTTTGCCTGCGGTGTTGCGCACCTGGTAGAGCCAGTCCCAGTAAACAAACTCGCGAACAGCATCCGAAAGGGTGCAGGGTTCTGGCAGTACGTCACGGTAGCCATCAACAAACGCGCGGCGCTGATCATCAATTTCTGTCATACGGCTGCCGTTAATGCCGCTGGATTTTTTCTCGGCAGCAGTCCAGCCCCAAAGATGATCGTCGATAAATTTCGGTGAGGACTTAATCACACGCTCAGCTTCAACATCATCAAACGCTGTTTCATAGCTGCCGAACTGCGCTCTGACTGCTACCGCTTTTTTGATGTTCTCCCGCGCAGCCTCAATCGCCCGCGCCGGGTTATCCATGCCGATAGTCCCGAATGCAACCTGGAACGGATCGGCACCATTCGCCAGCAGGTAACGTGAATAATGCTTCTCAGCATCTTTCGGGGAGATTTTTATTTTCTCCAGTGCGGATTCGGCAGCGTCAAGATGTGCAGGTTCATTAAGGCGAATTACTTCCAGCACCCAGAGATAAGCGTCAGTCTGCTTATGCCCGGTGATTTTACGTTGTTCAGGCAGCGGCTTGATGTTTGCGAGGGTAGTGCCGTGCGCTGCCGTCGGGATAGTGAAAAGTGCTTTGTGTTCGGTGTTATCTTTACGCATTATGCAGCCGCCTTTTTCAAAAATGTCATCTCGCGAACCTGATCGCCGTTGACCAGCAGATCGTTAAAATCCCCGTTGTCGCACCAGCGCACACTAACTTTTTCAATGTCATTTTTTGCCAGCAAGTTAGCGTGGGCACACTCGAACGCCGCCGCATGGCCCGTTGCTGAATGAGGGTCCATGTCGGCAAAAATGATGAGATGCCGGACGCCAGCTGGTGCGCGAAACTTCTTCATAAATCCGCTGTTAAGCGTTGCCCAGGTATTGCATCCGTAGAGCTGAACAGCGGATAAAGCCGTTTCAATACCCTCCGCAATACCCAGCGTGGACGCGACGGGAAACATCCTCACCGCAACCGACTGGGCATGATCCAGATAGGACTCCTCCTGTAACGAGTAAAGGCGTTTCTGCCCGTCGCCCATCGGTGCCTTTTTATCGCCGTCAAGATAGGTCCGGTGCAGATAACACAGCTCACCCCGGTTATCTGTCGCCAGCGAATACAACGACTGATATACGTGGCCCTGATAGCGTTCCTTCGGACAAAACCGCACCGCTTCAGCAGGTAGCTTTGTGATCCCCCGGTTCAGGAGATATTGAGCCGCGCTTGTGCCGCGAGGACCTTCCAGCTTTGAAAATTTGCTCACCACCCGCTGTCGCAGGCTGGTGGCTGTGGTGTTGATCGGTGTTGCGCGATGCCGGTAGTCATTACCAAGCAGGGCGTCGATTTCCCGGCAGACTTCAGCGAATGATTTCCCCTGGGTCTGAACTACAAGACTGATCCCGTTGCCGCTGCCACATTTGCAAATCCACGTACCGTTTCCGTCCTGATCATCAATGCGGAAACTTCCCCGCGTGGCGCAAAGCGGACACTCACCCTTGAAGTGCCGCCCTCCGGTAACAGGCGGGAGTCCGTAATGTTCAAAAATTTCCGGCCATCGGCCTTTTGCTGCTTCAGTGGTTTTCAAGTTCTCTCTCCCGCATGATTACGAAGTTGTTCAAACTGCTTTTTAGCGCTGATGATCCTGCTGGTCGGACAGCCCTCAGGAATGGTTGTCAATTGCTGAGGCTGCCCCTCAGTTCGGTTGTGAACGACGGGCGTCTGTTGTAACTGCCGTTTCTCCTGTCCTTTTGCCCAGGCGATTTGTTTATGCCGGATGTAATTGCTGACTTCGGGGGTGATCTCCATCGGGAAATCGCTCAACCCGTTAGGCCACTCCCCGAATTTGTCCCGGAAGGTGTGAAGGCACCACCCGTTACTGACGGGTTTGCCGGTTGAAGCGCGCTGGCGCTGGTAAAATTTAATCTGGCTCCACCAGGCCTGTTTGGTGCTTTTCGTTGCAACGGAAGAGCCTTTAGAAAGCTTTTTAATTTTGCGTGAGGTGTCGGTGTCCACGTCGGAACCGGCCAGCGGTTTAAAGCCGCACTTGGGGCAAACGTAAACGCCTGCCGGCTTCATGAAGTGACATTCTGGACACTCTTTAGGGATTTTTTCGGCTCGCTCTTCCGCTGCCCGTGCTGCCGCCTCCTTCATGCCATCGCTGGAATCCAGCAGAACGTCGTATTCGATAGCATCGGGAAAGCCCAGGCGGTGAACGGTTCCGCTGTGATCGAAGATCAGACAGGTATCCTTGCCCGGCGCAGTGCGAAGCCCGCGACCGATACACTGTATCCACCGTATTTCTGATTTAGTGGGTCGGGCATAGATGATGCAGCGCACATCGCTGTCGAACCCGGCCACCAGCACGCCCACAGACACGAGGATTTTTGTCGCACCAGTTTCGAAGCGGTGGATCATTACCTGGCGCTGGTCATGGGGTGTTTCCGCTGTCATGACTTCAGCGTTCACCCCGGCTTTGTTGAACTGAATGGTGACGAAATTAGCGTGAGCCACGTTTACGCAGAAAGCGATAGTGGGGAGGTCGCGCCCGTTCTCAAGCCAGTTACTCACAATGTCGCCCACCAGATCAGAGCCGCTCATGATTTCTGCCAGTTGGGTTTCGTTGTAGTCCCTGCCAAAATCCGACGCGGACATTTTCACGCCCTTCAAATCCGGCTTTGTGGGCGCATAAAACTCAAACGGACTGAGGTCGCCGCGTTTGATAAGTTCGCTGATGGTGGTGGGCTTAATCAGACGCTGATAGTAGTTGCCCAGGAACGATGAAAAAGGGGTACCGGAAAGCCCGATAACCTTAACGTCCGTTTCGCTGGTAAGGCGTTCAATCTCTTTCAGGATGGTGCGCTTACGGAGATGGGCTTCATCGATAATCAGCAGATTAATATTGTCGGGAAAATCACGGCGGATCAGGGTGTCGGCGCTGGCAATCTGGATCAGGCGCTCCGGATCTGCCTCGCCCTTATCTGCTTCGGCCCATATCAGGCCAATCTCGTCAGGATTCAGGCCATAGCTTATAAAACGGCTGGCGGTCTGCCGCAGCAAAACAGTGTACGGCGCGACAAAAAGCACCCGCATCCCACGGCTGACAAAGCCGTCAGTGATGAAAGCGGCCAGCCCTGTTTTACCACTGCCTGTGGGGGCATATACCATGAAGGAATTCTGTACCTTCCATTCATGTCGAAGCATATTCAACGCCCGATCCTGTGCAAAATTTGGTGTGATTGTCAGCATTTGCCGCCCTTAACTCTGTGCCTGTAAGTGAGCCTGAACTTTTCCAGGAAAAACCCACCAGGCCGCTTTAACCATTTAGCCATCTGAATGGCTGTGCCGTTTTTTAGGAGGATTAAGTGCTTACAGAGATCTACTTAAGCTATGTACCTGTCTCCTGGAAAAGGACGCTATACCTGCCCCTTCTCCCAACTCCCCCCTTACCCCCCTCTTCCCTCTTCCCCACTTTTTGGTGGTTTAGACGTCCAGACACCTTAAAGCCTGAACGTTTCTAGAGGTGATCATCGCTGACCAAATGAAGGGGGCTGTTCTGTGTAACCCTGTAAAGCCCGGTGATACTTTCTGGCGTACTCACGAAGGCGTGTGTTTGCTTCGTGTCTTGCTTTGTTCTCTCTGCGAAAACTCACTGTCTCGCTGTTCAAAAACTCCTCGTAAACTTCTCCGTATCGAACGATGGCTTTTTGCCTGGCTGATGGT